TCTACTATCACGCCGATTCAAAACAAATGCTCGACGAAAGCGGATTTGATGAATTCCCGTTCATGGTTCCGCGTTTTGTTAAAGACAGTGTAAGCACATACGGGCGATCACCGGCAATGACGGCACTGCCGGATGTTAAAATGCTTAACAAAATGTCAGAGGTGACAATTCGTGCAGCGCAAAAGCAAATCGATCCACCACTGATGGTGCCGGACGATAGCTTTATGATGCCGATCCGCACCACACCTGGTGCATTGAATTTCTATAGATCCGGAACCCGTGATCGTTTGGAACCGCTCAACATCGGTGCAAACAATCCACTAGGGCTGGCAATGGAGCAAGAAAGACGGAACGCAATTCGTCAGGCCTTTTATGTCGATCAGTTGTTGATGTCCAACGGGCCAACAATGACTGCGACAGAAGTGTTACAACGCAATGAAGAGAAGATGAGACTCCTCGGGCCAGTATTGGGCAGATTGCAATCTGAGCTCTTACAACCTCTGATATCTCGATCATTCGCGTTGTTGCTCAGGGAAGGTCTTCTCCCTGCCGCCCCTGAGCAGTTACAAGGCCAGGACATTGACATCGAGTATGTTAGCCCACTGGCCAAAGCGCAGCGCCTCACAGATCTGCAAGCAATGCTACGCGGGTTTGAGGTCATGATGCAAGTCGCAGAGATCGCACCGGTCATGGATTACCTGGATAGCGATAGATTGGTGCAATACCTGGTCGAGGTCACTGGCATCCCAGCGCGCGTCATTAGAAGCGATGAAGAGGTCGCACAGATGCGCAGACAACAACAAGAACAACAAGCCGCAATGCAACAACAGGCTGATGCAATGATGCAATCAGAAATGGCGCAAAACCTCGCGCCGATGGTTAAAGCGGTTGGTCAAACACAATGAAGCAACTAGAAGAATTAAAACTAAACTATCGCCGGACATTTAAAACCGACGATGGTCAAGTGGTCTTAGAAGATCTCAAAAAACGGTTCGCTTTTGAGACAACGACATTTTCGGACAACCCATATCAATCTGCATTTAACGAAGGTCAGCGATCAGCTGTGCTGAGTATTGTCCGAATGCTGACCGAAGGGAAGGAACCACAATGAGTGAAGACGTAGCAGTAGACGCTGGCGGCGAAGGGGGAGCAGCCGAAGCGGTAGCCACATCGAGCTTTTTGGATAGCGTTGACGAGAAATATCGCAGCAACCCAAATCTAACCAAGCACACAGACATCAATAGCTTGGCGCAGTCACACATACACCTGAACAGTATGATTGGCGCGGATAAGATCGCACGACCACAAGAAAACTGGTCTGATGATCAATATAATCAGTTCTACACTGACATCGGCAGACCAGCGTCTGCAAAAGAATATCAAATTGCTGGGCCGGATCCAGATGATGCAGCCTGGAACCAATACAAAGAAGCAGCACACGCGGCTGGCCTAAGTCAGCGCCAGGCGCAGAAGATGGCTGATTTTCTTAACCAGGCATCAGAATATGGCGCGCAAGAGCGTCAAGGTGCCATTGAGCAACTGAAGCAACAAACAGTTGACGATCTAACACGCGAGTGGGGCCAAGCAGCAAGCCAACGTGTTGCGATGGCAAACAATGCGGCAGCGCGTTATGATTTTGGTGATTTGTTAGAAGATATTATTTTGGAAGATGGTCGCCAGCTGGGTGACGTTCCAGAAGTAATAAAGATGTTTGCGCAAATCGCGCAAGACATCGGCGAGGATACTCTTGTGGGTGAAACCAAAGAGTTAGTTATGACTCCGGATGAGGCAAAGCGTAAGTATAGTGAATTAATGGCCACACCTGCTTACACTGAAAAATTTCATCCAGAGCATGATTGGACTGTGAAAGAGGTCGAAAAACTCTTTCAACAGGCTTTTAGTGGATAACCGTAAGGCCCACGCGCCAAACTTGTGTGGCAAGTGGAGTGACTGCCCGTAGCAGTAAGTATGGCCCCGTTAGGGATAACCACGCGCAGTAATCTGAAAACCGTAACTGTAGAAGGAACTCTGAAATGGGTATCATTACTACGGCCTTTGTTAATCAGTTTTCTGCAAACGTCCAAATGCTATCACAGCAAATGGGTACTAAACTGCGCTCAGCAGTTGATGTGGAAACCGTAACTGGTGAAAAGGCTTTCTTTGAGCAAGTTGGATCAGCGGCTGCACTAGTGCGCACAAGCAGAAATGCAGACACGCCCCTAGTCGAAACACCGCATGAACGCCGCATGGTCACTATGTCTGATTATGAGTACGCCTCACTAATCGATGACCAGGACAAAGTGCGTATGTTGATCGATCCAACATCTTCATATAGCAAGGCGGCTGCAGCTGCTATGGGTCGTGCAATGGATGATGTTATCATCTCTGCCGCTCTTGGTACTGCAAAAACTGGCAAGGACGGCTCTACAAGCACAACGCTACCGGCAGCACAAAAAATCGCGCACGGAAGCTCTGGTTTGACACTAGCCAAATTGTTGCAAGCTAAAAAGATCTTGGACAAAAATGATGTGGATCCATCGATCCCTCGTTACATCGTTTGTGGTGCAGATCAAATTGAAGATTTGTTGAACAACACAACAATCACATCAACCGACTTCAACACAGTGAAAGCTCTTGTCCAAGGCGAGATCAATCAGTTTGTTGGGTTCACTTTCATTACGTCTACGCGACTAACAACTGATAGCGATAGTAATCGCCAGGTGTTTGCATTTGCGATGGATGGCATCAAACTAGCAATCGGCAAGGAGCCAGTTGCGAAGATCGATGAGCGTCCTGACAAATCATATGCGACCCAGGTCTACTATGCTCAGACCATCGGTGCGACACGGATGGAAGAGAATAAAGTTGTTGAAATCGCGTGTACAGAATAAGGAGACTGAAATATGGCTACTGTTTATTCCGCACAGCGAACAAATTCACGCGCCACACCGGCGGTGATGAACCAAGCTAATGAACTGGGCGGTCGTATCCGCGTGGCTCATGGCACATACGAAGCATCTGCATTGGCATCTGGCGATGTCATCGAGATGTTTGTTTTACCAAATGGCGCACGTTTGTTGGAAGGTTCCCTAGCGCATGACGCACTAGGTGCATCAACAACATTGTCTGTCGGTCACGCTGCATACAACAACGCAGATGGCACAGCTGTTTCAGCTGCCGCTGCCGCGTACAAAGCAGCCGCTGCATCAACATCAGCACAAAAGGTTGATATCCTTGCTACTCTAGCTCTAGGCTCCGGCACTGAGTTAGACGCTGATGGCTCCGGTGTGACGGTCACTGTGACAATGGGCGGTGCAGCTGGCACTGGCACCATTGAGGTAACGATCAAGTATGTGGTCGATTAAGTAAGTTGGGGCGCGCAAGCGCCCCTTCTTTTTTGTATGGAGAACATCAATGACATCAACAGTTGATATTTGTAATTACGCTCTCAATATGCTGGGTGCGTCTACAATCTCCGCACTTGATGAAAACTCGAAAACCGCCCGTATCGTAAATCAAAGATACGAGAGTGCGCGTGATTTCGTGTTTAGGGAGCATATCTGGAATTCGCTTATTCGTCGTGCAGAACTCGCACAAGATACGGAAACACCGGCATTTGGATATGATTATCAATATCCGTTACCGACAAACCCGTATTGCTTGCGTGTGCTAGAGTTTTCCAACGGCTCAATGAGTTATCCACAAGACAACATGATGACCAATTCCGGTGGGCCATCGTTTGTCATTGAGGGACGCAAATTGCTGACCGATGAGGGTACAGCAAAAATCAAATATATCGCGCGCATCACGGATCCAAATGAGTATGATGCCGGTCTGATTGAAACCCTGGCAGCATATCTCGCGTCTGAGATCTGCTACGCGGTGACCGGATCCACCAGCATGGTGCAAATCACATACTCGAAATACGAACAGATCATGCGCAATGCGCGCCACACCGATGCAACAGAGGGCGCAACAACGCGCCTGGAAGCTTCTGACTTTATCGAGAGTAGATTTTAAATGGCAAGATCTGCACCTAGTTTTAGCTCTTTCGTTGCTGGGGAAATCAGTCCACGGCTGGAAGGGCGCACAAATCTAGAGAAATACCGCAACGGCCTGTCGGAGCTAACCAATATGGTTGTGATGCCTCATGGCGGCGTTACGCGCCGTCCAGGCACTGAATACTTAGGCGAGGTCAAGGATAGCTCTGTTAAAACAAGACTGATCCCGTTTCAGTTTAAAACAAGTGACACATACATTCTTGAGTTTGGCGATCAGGTCATGCGCGTATATCGCAATGATTTGTCGGTTTTAGAGAGTTCGTCAAAATCAATCACGGGTGCCACCCAGACAAATCCGGTTGTAATAACGTCAAGCTCACACGGGCTTAGCAATGGTGACGAGGTTTACATCGATAGCCTTGGCGGGATGACTGAGGTCAACAACCGCAACTATTTAGTCGCTAATGTCACGACGAATACATTTGCACTGCAAAACCTCTTTGCTGAAAACATCGATGGCACTGGCTTTACAGCCTACACATCCGGTGGATCTGCAACAAAGATCTATGAACAATCGACACCATACGCGGCAGCGGATATCTTTGATCTGCGTTTCGCGCAATCAGCTGATGTTATGTACATCGTGCATCCAAGCTATGCTATTCGGCAGCTGACACGCACAGGTCATAACTCTTGGTCATTTTCGACGTTAAGTATTACCGGCACACCGAGCCCTAACATCAACAATGCGTCAGATAATTATCCCAGCGTTGTGTCGTTCTTTGAGCAACGCCTTGTTTTTGGAAACACCAACAATAACCCCCAGACATTGTGGTTCAGCAAAAACGGCGACTATACGAATTTCACAACAGGTACAGCGGATGATGACGCGCTGGTCTACACAATTGCAGCAAACCAGGTAAACGCAATCCGGTATCTTTCTGCAACGCGGGTGCTAACGGTGGGAACGTCTGGCGGTGAATATGTGGTCACAGCATCAAATGATGGGCCGGTAACACCGACCACAACTCTTATACGCAAATACAGCAACTATGGATCAGCCGGTATCGAGCCTGTCCAGGTTGCCGATGTGACGCTGTTTGTGCAGCGGGGCAAACGCAAGGTGCGTGAGTTTAAATATGTCGGTGAGGTCAACACAGCGGCTTACCAGGCACCGGAAATGACGATCCTGGCAGAACACATCACTGAGGGTGGTCTAACGCAGTTTGCGTACCAACAGGAGCCAGACTCCGTTGTCTGGGCCACACGCACAGATGGCACATTGCTTGGCATGACATACCGGCGCGAAGAGGATGTTGTGGCCTGGCACAAGCACATTATCGGTGGATCGTTTGACGGTGGCCAGGCTGTGGTTGAAAGCATTGCAACACTGCCGACAGATACCGGCGAAGACAAGCTGTACATGATTGTAAAGCGCACAATCAACAGCCAGACAAAACGCTACATCGAGGTGATGAAACCGTTTGATTTTGGTGGGGTCACAACGACAGCACACTTTGTTGATAGCGGCCTGTCATACTCTGGTGGATCTACAAGCTCTTTATCCGGTCTATATCACCTGGCGGGTGAAACATTAAACGTCCTGGCAAACGGTGCCAGCCACCCAGACAAAGCGGTCAGCAATGGCGGCATTAGCCTGGACTTTGCAGCAACTACGGCAGCTGTAGGCTATGGCTACACAAGCGCATTACAAACCCTGCGCGTGGAGTCAGGATCTGTGGATGGTACGTCACAAGGCAAACCAAAACGCATCCATGCACTCACGCTTCGCCTGTTCGAAACAGTCGGCATCGAGGTCGGCAATAGTGCAACTGAACTAGACCGGATCCCGTTCCGCGACAGTTCAATGGCAATGGACGAAGCAATACCGCTCTTTACCGGTGATAAAGAAATCGAATTCCAGGGCGGGTTTGATGAAGATGACCGGATTTATGTGCAGCAAAGCCAGGCTTTGCCGATGACCGTTCTGGCGTTCTATCCGCGTATGAACACGTTTGATATTTAGGAAAAACAAATGGAACTTGTTGCAGCCTTAACCGGTTTTAAAATTGTCACAGATTTAATTGGCGGCAATAAACAAAAGAAAGCGGCTGATGCGGCTGCAGCCAAAGCGCAAGAGGCTGCAAACTTTAACGCTGACATCATCATGCGTGATGTCGATATTCTTGAAAAGCAACGCGAGATTATCAACGCCAACTACCAATTAGATGCCGAAAGAAATGCGCGGTTTTTTGAGCGAGATGTCCAGGGCAAAACACGCGCTGGGTATGGATACGCAAACATCGACATGAGCCACGGCACACCCATCAAGGTCATGCTCGACAATGCGCGCGAGTTTGATCACTCGCAAAAAGTTGCTGATTTCAACAACGAAATCACAAACATGCAAATTAATGACGCAATCGAAGAAACCAAGTTGACGGCAGAGTTGACCCGTAAAGCTGGCGTAGCAAACGCAGCTGGCTTGCGCGCATCTGGCACAGCAAGCTTGATCAAATCGTTTAGCTCAGCCGCACAAACCGGCATTAACTATTTTAGTTAGGATGTAGAATGCGAATTCCTGTCTACACGGCTAGAGCCCAAGCCACTAACGAAGCACCTGGTCGCCGTTTTTCTGTGCGTATGGATCCTAATCCGTACATCAAAGCTGAACTGGCGAAAGGCAAAGTAGGTGCAGCGTTAGCAGAAGCAGCCGGTGATTTTGCGACACAACGCATTAAGATGATCAACGAAACGCAGTACAACCAAGCTGCGTTGCGTATCGAAGAAGAAATGCGCCAGGCGGTGTATGATTTCGAAAAAGACAAAGATTTTGGCAACATTCTTGATGGCAAGAACAAATGGGGCCAGCGCATGGACGCGATCAAAAACGATGTCATCGCATCGGTAGAGTCGCCAGGTCTGCGCAAAAAATTAGGATTTGAATTCGAAGCCAATGAAATTCAGTCTCGCTTTACCTTACGCGGCAGCATCGACAAGAAAATTGCAGCTGCAGAGGTGGCCGCACTTAAAGCGCGCACAGAGGGTATCGTCGCATATCTGTCGCATCCAGATCGCACCATCGATGATTTTATTACTGAAATGTCGAAGCTGACTAATGCGCACAAAAATCCAGTAAAGGACGGGCGTTTTAATCCGGCGGCAGTTTCAAAAACATTTAACACCGTGATCAAAGATGTCGGTGCAAATGTTGTGGATATCTATGTTGGCAGAACGCCAAGCCGCGCTATAGATCTGTTGGTTGCATTAGAGCAAATGCACGACCTAGATCATGGCAAAGAAATAAAGCCAGCCGAAATGGCGCAGCTGGATGCCGGTGGCGCGTATGCATTGACCGTTCTGCGCAACATGGAACAGGATGATGCTATTAAGATCTTGCAAGACGCTGTGACATCAGCAAGCGCGTTTTCTCGCGTAATCGAAGCTGAAGAGAAAAAAGCAGAAGAGGCACAAACCTTTGTGATCGATAGTCTGAAAAATCGCTATCAGTATTTTGCAAATATTGAGTCTAGTACGCTCAGTGCAGAAGATCTGTCAGAGGTCGAAATGACGGCGCTTTCTACAGCAAACCGAAAAATTATTGAGGCTGGCGATGTTCTCACAAGCGCACAGGTTAAAAAAGACATTGTCGATTTTCTGTATCGCGTGAACGAGGTCGATGCCACGTTCCAAG